GTTCTTCACCAAATAAGTCTGCGCTTAAATCTTTACCTTCTGTAGTAGATGGAGCTTCCTCAGTACGGGGACCACGTTTGCGTGCACCCGCAGCCACTTCAGCAACACCGCCGGGGAGTTCTGCTAAGCCTTCAAGACCTGTAAATTTCAACAATGGTGAGCCGAACGCTGTGAGTGCGGCAAACGCATGGGGCTCAAGACCCGGACGTGCGTACATGTTGAATGCTTCTTTCCACTTCTCAAACGTGCCCTTGGGAATAATCTTTTCGGCAACATCTTTCGTTGTGCTTGACGGGGGGCTGTAAAACACTCCGTCTTTTGTGATTTCTCGATCGCCGAGAATGAACTTGCTGTCACCCTCGACCCAACCAAACTGGGTTCTCATGGTCTCTGCCTTTCTAACGTACTGCAAATTTTTTATAAAGAAAACAACGTACCGAGCAAGCAACTCGTACTGTGCTTTATGGGCTACGACTCCATGCTGTGCCAACTGTTTGCGCAACTCATCAGGCGAGGAGATGGACATTGTGGAAATGCTGAACTCTCGGACACCATCGTGCGGTAAGTGCAAACGGAACAAGGCTACTTCGCCAGCTTCAGGGTCGCGCATGCGCTTAACCACATAGAAGTCATGCTCATAAACAAGTTTGGGCTCGGCTTCGGCATCTTCGCTCTCAGGGCGAATGTAGACGCCACCTTTCTTTCCACGGAAAAATGGAAAGGGGTACTCAGGGATATGCTGTATCTCAACCTCGCCGTTCTCATCTTCGACGGCATATTCGTTATCTTCTGCATCGGCTTGTTCAATCTCAACACCGAGCATGATGGGCGATTTAATTTTGCCCTTGTGTATGCACCCTTGGCATCCTTGTGGATTCTGTTTCTCAAATGTCGAGCAGTGATGTGGGCCACCCTTCTTACGCAACAAGTCAACCTTCTCGGCAACCTGTGCGGGGTCGTAGCCTTCGTGTTCGCTCGATAGTTTGTGTGCGGCCTTGTCACCATCTACGCAGAAAGCTGCAATAGAAAGAGCGGAGCGCCACAGTGGTTCTTCGATGCTGTTTTGATTAGCATAGCAGTGGTTAAGTTGTAGGCAACCATTCTCAGCCTTCATCATGATTGTCTTGAACCGCTTGACCTTGTTACCCATGAGTGCTTCCATCATCGGGCTCATTGAGCGCGGAATGAAATCGGGTACATCGTCTTTTGGTTCAGGCGCACCGAGTAAGTCTTTGACTTCCTGATACGTCATGCGAGGCGTCAGTGAATTAATCACCGTCACTTCTTTGGGTTCTTCTTGCTTGAAGTTGAATGTGCCGGGGATGCGCAGGACACGTGAAGCCTCAAAGACTGAGGAGTCCACAATTAACCCTTGCTCAACGCACAACTCACGAAGCCGATTGGCTAGTGGCTCCCACTCTCGGCGAGACACTGTTTCTTCCAGTAGCCAGTACGCATGAATGCCGTAACCGGAACTGACTAATATTGGCTTGGGTAAGCCGACTGCACTGCAGAACTTCTTGAACTCGTCGAGTCCAATCTGCTGATCGAGGTAGCCTTTGATAATGCCTTTTTCATCGGGTACACCTTTTGTGGGGCCACAGTCAATGTCCATCCACAAAGCACGGAAGTATTTGGCATTCTCATGGGTGCGATTGTTTAGTGAACCGAACTTGGCGCAACCGAAGTATGCGTCCGCTCCACGTTTAACAAACCGCTGCGCTAACTCTTCAACCTCTTCCTTAGTATCTACAAAATGCTGGTCAGGATACCTACCAATCCCTAGTACGCAGTAACGCCCTTCCGGTGGCAATACCGTGTCGAGTAGATCGAAGGTTGACATGTTTTACTTTATTTGATGGGTGGCTTTGATGTGAAGGATGTATTCGTTGATTGCTTCGTCGTAGGAACGAAAGGGGACTGAGTCCCCCTTGAACCAATTGTAGATAGTCATCCGAGTCACCCCGAAGTCATCTGCAATCTTGCTAACACTGATGTTGGCGCGAATACACACTCTACCCAAGGCCACACCCAGAGACTTGATGCTTGCTTTTTTATTTGCGTACACCAAACTCTGGCTGTAACCATAGGACATGTTTACTCCTCGTCACTCCAAGCCTTCACCACAGAGTCAAGGTCTTTCTTGACAGTGGGCTTTGGCTCAGCTTTCTTTTCACGCTTGGTTGGCTCCTCGATGGGAGACTCAGCAACAGGCGCGGCGGCTTTGGGGGCAGGTGCTTCCAACTTAGGCTTACCTGCCATGTCAGCTTGGTACGGTGTCATGACAACCATCTTCAGCACTTCAGGCTTCTTAGCCACTTCACTTGTCACAGCGTACTGCGCTTTGTTGATGTAGCCAGTCGGCGTAAACAGCACGGACTGATTGTCGTTCTCTTCGTTGAAGCTGATCTGCGTAACAACGTAGTCCAAGCTCTTGCCGTTGTTGGACAAATACTTGGAGTAGTTTTCGAATGTGTGGGTGTTGTCCCCTGCGCCTTCACCGAACAATGACTTAGAAGCCAAGTTCATTTGATAGACTTCACCTTCCAAAGATGTACCAAAGTCTTCTTCCAACACGAGCGCAATGCGACGTGAGTAGCGGCAAGCTTTAGAGTTACCCATGCCTGAACCTTTGATGTTCTTTTGGCAGTTGTCACAGCTACTTGCTTGTGGGTCTGCTGAACTTGCGTCGGGCACGCGACCATCATTAGAGAAGCAGTCAGGTGCAGTTGGCTCGGCATCAGGGCTCCACTGTTTTGCGTAGAAGATGCGACCGACGTGTGGGGAAGCATTGACGATGATCGCGCTCAAGTTACCCTTGACCTTGCCCATCTCTTCGCCGCCGACCGTCTTACGGAAGATTCCGTTTTTAGGCACGATGCGCTTAACGCCAGACTTACCAGCGAGTTGTTTTGTAAGCTCGCTAACACCCGCTGTTTGCAGGAAGTCGGGGAGGTCTTGATTGATAATTGTGAGGTTACTCATTTCATTTTTCCTTAGAACGTCTAACAACCACGGAGTAAGAATTCTCCACATTGAGGCCAAGTGGTAGAACTGTGGGATTCTCAGAGAGGAAGTCCTTCATGTTTGTTTGATGAAGTCTCTTCTCTAACAGGCCAAATGCACCGTGCTCCTCGATGAAGTCGTACATTGAATCCCAATCGTTCGTCCAGTACCGTGACTTTACCGAGCGAATGATTGTGCCGTGTGGGGTGCGAATGCTGTCGGCATTCATCTCTTTGCATACATCGAGCATCTGTGCTTCAAGCACATCCATCTGCTCTTTGAGATCGTTGTCTTCAGCTTCAAACATGCGCTTGTTGTCGGCACGCTTGTCTCTGATCTTGATGTAGATTGACGTTAGCTTTGCTAAGTCCATCGGGGTGGTTCGGTTCTGAACTTCGTCGTCCATCTGATTCTCCTAATAAGGTGTGCGGCAGTAGCAGTTCACATAAAGCAGTGTGTTTGAATTCAAAAGACATGAATGTTTTAGGATACAACGGCGCTAACCCATTGCCCACCACTGCCACACAATTCAAATTATATTCTAACTTTTTACAATGTCAAGACTCTTCTGAAGAAATTTCTTGTTTGTACAGATCAATTACTTTTTGGTGGTTGTCAATGTTGTTCTGAAGCATCGAGTACATGCGGGATTCGATTGGACTTCCCTTGATGTGTACGATGGTCATGTTATTGACTTGGCCCGGTCTGTCGATACGTGCATTGGCTTGCAAGTACGTCTCAACGCTGGTGCATGGAGCATACCAAATGATTGTATTGGCGGCAGTTAGAGTTAACCCGTGTGATGCCGCCTTCGGTTGTATCAGTAATACTTTTGGTTCCGGTTGCTCTTGAAACTTCTTGACAATGTCGGCACGCTTGTTCACCGGCACGGAACCATTGATGACTTCGCACGTGATGTGGTTCTTCGCCAAGTGCTTCTCAAGTAACTCGATGGTGTGCGTGAACGGAATGAACACAAGCACCTTGTGGCTCGACTCTTCAATGACTTCCTGCACCACATTAAGCCGACTGCTTACGTCGAACTCAACCACTTCGCCCGTATCCGTATACACCGCACCTCCTGCTATTTGCAGAAGTTTGTTGATCTGAACGGCAGCGTTGACTGCGCTTACTTCTTCTCCAGCAGCCTCAATGAGCATCTGCTTCTTTAGTATGTTGTAGAACTTTAACTGCTGCGGTGTTAACGGTGCGTCTCGCTCAACAAATGTAATCGGCGGCAAATCGAGGCAGTCGGCTTTCTCAAACCGGATGGCGGGTTGCAGTGCTTTGTGCACGATGAGCTGTGAGGTTGGCTTGGGTATCCATCTGTACATGGACAGCTTCATCATCACTGTGTCGCGGAACTGACCGAAGAAAGGTGACACGCCCTTGGGGTTCACAAGCTTTGCCAATCCGTAAGCATCCACAGGTGACTGCGCCGCTGGCGTACCGGTCAACATCCACAAGCCCTTGATAACTTTTGTTAGGTCGCGCAGGTCTTTCCAACGCTCGGTCTGTGCGTTCTTATACGCAGACGCCTCGTCCACAACGATGAGGTCAAACCCACCCGCCATGATTTCTTTCTTCACGATGCCGACACCATCGAAGTTGATGATGACGAACTCAGCACCGGACTGAACAATTTCTTTGCGCTTTCTTGCGGCTCCGTAAGCAACAGTAACGGTTCTGTGGATCGCAAATTTAAACAGGTCGTTCTGCCAAGCCGACTTCATGATCGACAAGGGGCAGATCACTAGCACGCGCTTTACTAGACCGATGGTCATGAGGTAGTCGACAGCCCAGATCACTGATGCTGTCTTACCTGTACCTTGCTCGTTGAAGCAAAAGGCTTTTGGATTACCGGTCAGGAACTCCGCTGTTGTCTTCTGATGCTCGAATGGTGTGAACCCCGGTGGGCGGGGCCATGTGTACTCTGATAGATTCATTTTGTTTCCATCTAACTTGTTGTCTTAGTCTGTCTATTTCTAATTTGTCGTGGGGTATCTCATGGAACAGTTCATCGTGGGCAGTGTTGAGCACTTCTACCCAATCCACCCAACCACTGCCAAAAACAAGAAGCCACTTCTGTTCGGGTGTCATTTTTTCTTACGCTCTTTGGCGCTTACTTCTGACACAACTTTGTGGTTAGAACCACGTTTGAATGAACGATTGGCTGACGGCGACTGGAGTTTGACTCCGTCTTTGTTAGTGCCGCCTTTAGATAGTGCTCTGATATGCGCAACATCTTTGCCTTCGCGTACGTCAGCACGTCCATCTTTGTTTCGGTCGGCGCTCTTCTTGTCAATTGATTCTCGTGCACGTTGGCGTTCGAGCCGTTCATCGGCTTCTCCTCTTGCTTTTTGTTGTTGGTATTCTTTTTTATAAGGGCGGGGTTTGTTCACGTAGGGCATCTGGTAGCTCCTTGCCAAGCATGTGGCTGTTTAGTTCACTCTGCGTAAGCCCAAACTCTTCAGGGGTCGACTCCCAAAGGGGTTTACGGTCTTCCTTCTCAATCAGGTTCAACATCTTGCCGATATTGATGCTGATCTCCATCATCATTTTAGCTTTCTGCTCGGCAAAAAGCACCCCCATTTGTCGAGCTACTTCCTCACGCACTACACTGGTAGCCACCTCACGCACTCGGCGTCTAATTTCACCCTCAAGGATGATGGCTGTATCTACTTCGTCATTGGGCATTTGTTGTGTCATGGTGTTCCTTAGTATTTTTCCATTTGGCCTTTGATTACGTTCTTCACTTCGTTTTTAAATTGCTGGCTGTACACAATCCTAGCGGCAATGTGGTTTTGTAATGGGCTTTCGTAGTTTTGCAACTCTTGGAATACCACATCAACGATTAACTGCTTCACGTCGTCATGCAGTTTCATGTAAGCGGCGGCACTTGCTTTCTCTTCTTCTGTCATACTTTAGTTCCTGTTGTATTCACACACTTTCACTGAGCAGAATTTGCACAGTGGTCCTTGGATGGGGTTCCACACCCCGTTCTTCAATGCCGCCTCAATCCTTGCTACGTCTTGGGCTGGTTTCTCGATGTACTTCTGCATCATCTCAACGTGGTGCTCAGCCTTGACGAACTCCTTGCTCACTACGAAAAGGAGAGCAGACCTCACCCTCTTGATCTCCGGAAACTTCGCGAACAGGCCACAAGCTACAAGATCGAGTTGCTTCACGTCCGCATATCTCGCACTCTTGCTTGTCTTGTAGTCGACCGAGTGAGCCGTCCCAGTCTCCCGATTGATAACCACCAAATCGG